TTAGTTTCATCTAAGTAATAAGATCTATTCTTAGCAACAATATCTCTTGAAATATAATTCTCACACCAGATTCGAGCTTGTGTTATTTGTCTAGCAATAATTGCATCATCAGCGGTTGTATCTATTTTTGCAAATAATTTTAAATCAGCGGATGATACGATTTCTGATCCTGTTGTTGAATTAATTTTTACTTGCCTCATTTTTGGTTTCTTTTGAATCGAGTTTTAACTCTTTAGTTTCTTTTTTAATTTTTGATTCTTTTTTTTCAATTATAGATTTTGCCCATTTTTTAGCAATCCATAATTTTGCCTGTTCATGACCTAAATTAATTTCATCACCCTCATTGTGTCTTTTGCCATCTTTAAGAATAGATATTAATAATTTTATTTTCATAATGAATATTTTATGTAAAGATAAAAAAAAAGTGCCACTAGGGTTTTAATCTAATGGCACCTTAAACTTATTTATGAAATCAATGCAAAGTTATCAAAATTTTCTTTATATGGGCCATCAATTCTCAATCGAATAGTTTTTTGTTCATTATTTTTAATAATAAAAAATCCTTTTAAATTTTCCATATAAATAGCAAAGTAATCAACATACTTTTTTTTATAACATTTACCCTCTCTCCTTAAAACAATTTGCTCTGAATATTTGTTGTGTTCACCTTTTACCCTTGTATTACTAACATATTTAATTTGTATCTTATATAGATTCCCGTTTTTTTCCAAAATACAATCATAATAAGAGGCATCAAGTAAAGGCATCGATACATTAAAACCATTTTTCATGGCGGTTGCTGTAAAAAGATATTCGCAATAACAACCTTGTTGGTTTTGATTCACTCAATCAAGATATAAAAAAAACCGACTAAATTAATAATCGGTTTTTCAACATTCACTTTAGATTAAAACAAAACAATTATAAATGAAAACTATTATGTGAATGTACTATCTTTTCAATTTGTGATGCTAACTTAAAAATTTCAAGTTTTTTAATTGCTGGGAGTTCTTTCCATATTTTTGGATCAATAGAACTATTAATCATATCATCAATTTTAATCATTTTCATTGTTGTTTGATAATACTGAGATTGATAAAATAATTAATATTGTAGCTGTTAAAAAGTCGGATGATAACAATATAACCCTAAACCCTAGAAAGAGCAATAGAAACGCTAAAAAGTACCTTAAACGCTGTTTATTCATTTTCTTTAGTTATTGAGATTAAACCTTTTGAATAGCTTTTAAATACATTGTTGATGACATTCCTTTCATGTTGCTTTTGCCTTTTAGTTTTGTTTAAATTATGTATAAATTTTTCTTTGTATGGCATAGTTATATTTTTACAGTTAAAAGAATCATTATTATAGTTGCTACTAAATAAAAGCTCAATAGCCATTTCCAATTGTTTGGATTTTGTTTTAAGAATTTTTTATACATAATTAAAATTTTATAAATTCACTTGTTTGAAAATATGGTTTTAGAGCTTTATTAATTATTAATTCACCATCTAAGTCATAAGAAACATTAGCTTGATATTTTTCAGTTGATAATATAGTATTACCATTATTAGTTAAAGTTTGATCTATTTTAATTTTGTGTGAATAGTAAGATTTTGATTTACCTATCAAATAAACTTTTCTAATCATCCAGTTGTTTTTTGTTTGTTTTAATAATTTCATACTCCAAATATAAAAGAATTTTTTTAAATAACAAATATATTTTGCATTTATTTTATTATTATTTCACTTTACTCCATAAAAAAAGGGGTAATAAATACCCCTTTAATTAGTATAATAGTTATTATTATGGTGTTTCTAGTGCTGCTTTTGCAGTGCTGAATGTTCCATCGATAATACCATTTGGCAAGTATGTTGCAAGTGCAACTCTTTCCATTACTCTTACAGTAACAAATCCATCTCTTACGTTTGTTCCATCCTCTGTAAAGAACTCAACAGATACGTTATCTCTAACCCATAACTGAGCCGCTTGTCCAAAGTTACCAACTAGGAATGTTCCAGGGTTAACTTCGTTATTTACAGCGATTGGCACACCTAAGAAATTAGGTTGTAACCCTTGATAAACTTGATCCTTTAGATAGTTATTATTACTATCTTTTAATAATAGGATTTTATGAAAATCAGTTGGGTTAAGTAAAATATAATCAGCTTTGTAATTAGCAATCTGTAATTGGTTGATTGCCGCAACTAATACGTCAAATTCATTTGCCGCTTCAACTGATTGATAAAATTTACCATTAGATGAAACATCAAAGTTAGTTCCTGAGTTATAGAAACCATCTAGGTTTGGAGCTGATCCATTTCCGCCAAGGATTTGGTCATCCTCAACCTCCATTAATTTTGCCGGTACTCTAGCTGATAGATAACTAGAAATTTGAGGCGTATCATGTAACATCTCATCAGATATTCTTAAATAGGTTCCAATTTTTCTAACATTAGCATCAGTTGCAGTCATGTCAAAGTCAGTTTGACCTAGTGTTGAACCCTCAGCCGCAGCCGCTGCTCCATTACTGTATCCGCTTTCTTTAACATATCTTACAACATCACTATTAGTTGAACCAATAGGAATAAGTTGTCTGATGTTTTGTGGCGTTGTAGGATCGAATTTATATCCTGGTATTCTTTGTGGTGGTATTACATCACCAGTAAAGTCAGCCGCAACAGTCATATCAGCTTTTATTTCAAATGCTGATGATCTGTTAGAGCCATTTCTCATTGAATCTAAAGCACCCTCTTTGATAGCTTTTGTTAAGTTGCCACCAAATGATTTATCTTCTTTTTGAGATGCTTCGAATCTCTTTTTGTTAGATACTTCAATAGCATCCATTCTCTCAGTGAATTTTTGTGTTAGGTTTTTGATCTCTCCTTTTAGAGCATCATCTGCCTTGCCAGTTGCTGATTCAACTGCCTGTCCATGAGCTTTTTCCAATTTAGCATCGATAATATCGCCTAATTGATCAAGCTGATTTTTTACATTTTCATTCATTTTAATAGAATTTTAAAGATTATTAATTAAATATTTGTAAATATCAACCTCTTGACTTTTTTCGACTGGCTCAGTAGTTTCCTCAACTGGCTGAGTAGCATTAATGAAATATGTTTTGAGTTTAAGTATTTCTGATTCAAGGGCATATCCCATATCATCCGATATGTTGCCTTTTCTTAGCAGCTTACAAATGTTATCATAACGCTTGTAAACCTTATCAATATCGACCATTCCTTTTACATCTAATATCTTTGCCTGGTCATTAGCGGCCATCGTAACGGCACTTATTTCATATAGTTTAACCTCTCTTATTTCTCTGTAATCATTCATCATTTCTTTTACAATTGGCATAATACCAACTGAATTTTCAGTTATCACACCGGCTTTCATTAGCTCAATCACATCATTACCTAATTGAGTTTTTGGAATCTCGGCTGTAAATACCAATCCTTTTTCATCCTCATAAAGCTCATTCATTTTACCAATTGGTTGCATCATATCGTGTTGATATAAATACTTTACTCTTTGGCCATTCTCTTGAATTGTTTTTTGATATGCACCACGCCTAATAATATCCATGTCACTATCCTTGTTATCAAAATAAGATCCATAACCTTTTACAATATTATTTTTCTCATCTAAATCAATTATTTCATCCCCAATTGGTGCTGATTTGTATATAAAATTCATAATTATATTTTTTACAAAATTAGTAATTTTTTATTATTAATTATTTTCATCTGTTTCATCGATGATTTCTCTTGTTATAATTGTTTCAAATACTGGATTGACAATATTTGTCAATGTAAATTCTGGGATTCTTTGATTACCTAATCCAACACCAATGTTATCTAATTCAGTTACTGGAATAGCACCCTCATCTGGAATTGGTATAATTCGACATCTACAATTAATTACATTTCTAGCCGAACCCTCTCCAGGTCGTGGCATTTCCTCACCACCAACAATAAAATTATCAGTCATTCGAACTGTTTGACCATTAGCTGCTTCATGCCATGGGCGCTCCCTACCATCCATAACAGTTAGCCATCTTTTAGATAAATCATTTTTAGAAAATAATGTTGTGGCACTCTTTTCAGCGGCAAAGTTTGCGGCCCTTGTGCTTTCAGTTCTTACTAATCTTTGCGCTTGAAATTTACTATAATGTTTAAACTTAGAACGTAATATCCTAGCTTTTTGTTGCGCTCCTAAGCTCATAAACTCCGGATCTCTCATTAATTGTTGTGTAATCTTTATTAATGTTTTTTTAGCTGTATTGGCAACACCTGTGACATTAGTTGCAGCCACTTGACCGCCATAAGTTGCAAATGCTTTTTCCCACTCGCTTTCATAAGGTTTTGAATCTGCTTTTTTTATATACTTTTCAAATGTTTTAAAATACCATTTGGCGATATGATTGCCAATTGATACATACATCTTTTCATATTCTTTTTGTAATGAATCTAAAGTAAATAATGATTCATATCTTGTTATTCCAAAATCATTAAAATTCTTAACACCCTGGTTATAATTGTTTTCATAATATTTTGTGAGGGTTTTTATATTTTTATTTTCTATAATATTTATTTGCTTATCTAAGGATGCTAAATAATTATTATCTAAAGAATTGTTTTTATAAATTGGTTTTGATTTGTTTTCAAATTGAGAATAACAAAAAGCAACACGCTGGTCAACATCTGGAAAATCCCTTGTTGCCTCATCATTTATAACACATCTAGCAATAAACTGTCTTTCTGATTCGTTTGGTTTTGGTGTTGGCATTATTCATTATCTAATTGGTTTAACTTTCTCTCGGCATAATTTAACATCGATTCACCACCCCACCCAAGATAAGCAACATAACCTTTATCTCGCCATGGCGTGTCTTTAAACTTTGGATTTATTTTATTATAACCACCGCCTTTGGTCCTAGATAAAAAGCTAAAAGTTCTTTTCAAAACTGATAACGAAAGTTTTTCCCTTGAAATTAATTGGTTCATCCTTGAAAGCCCAATAGTTGTCATTCCATCAACCTGGTCACGCCCATATTTATCAATCCAATTTTTAACTCTTTTGGCGTTGTTAGTAGCACTTTGAGGATAGTCATCATAACCCTCGGCTTTAGATTCTTTTTTAGAACTCATTGGATGGCCCTCTGGTAATAAATCTGTATCATGTTTGCCACCTCTAAACTTACCATTTTTAAGGGCAAATAAATATGAATTTACTCTAGCCATAGCCCATTGGTCCGGACTTGATACACTAGGCCGAACACTACTAGGGTTGGTATTATAAGCGCCAACACCTCTATTAAAAACCTTTTTTAAAGTTCCTAATGATGTTTTTTTTGATTTCGCACTAACCGAATCGTTGTGATCATCAGCTTTTTTCTTTAATGCCTTTTCAACTCTAGCCGAGACCTCTGCCTTATACTCATCATCGTGTGGTTTATCCTCATGATATTTCTCATCCTCTATCGCACTTATATACTCATTATGAGTTTTAAATGGCATATAAACCAATTCACCATCCATGTCATGTGAATGACTACCCTCCCCACCTAATTCAATAGCTCTATCCTCGGCCTCTTGTCTTGTAGTAAAGACATCGGTCATTCCGGGTACTAATTTTTTTATTTCAATATTAGTTATTGGAGTTTTTTTTTTATCCTCTGAGATTTCAGCTGGTTGTGGTTCCGGCATATCTATTGGCTCACCACTAACAGGAATTAAATTAGCTGGGATATAATAATCATCTAATATTGGATTTTCCTCATCGTGGCTGTAAGACATTGCCGCTCTTTTTTCATTTGGAGTTAACCACCACGCTTTGGACATCTGATCAACAATCTTGTCTGTTTCCTCTTGTAACTCTGGAATGACACTAAAATCATATTCAATACAAATGTTATCGCCATACATTGGAGCCAACCAACGATTCAATTCATCTTGTATCTTAACAAGCTCTGGAATAACACAATTTTGATATAATGCTTTCTTTGCCTCTTTCATGTTGTTATAAGTGCTGGATTCAGTATTGTTTAATAATTGAACTGGCACATTATAAATATTACATAAATCTTTAATTGAGGCATTGTATTGCTCAATCAAACTCATATCAGATGCATTTAAACCAAAGTTTACCCAAGATAATTTCTTTGGTGTGATAATTATATCACCGGCTTTTTGACTTCCCTGGTGGTTTTTTCTAAACTTATCTTTTAATTGTTGCGCTTGAACCTCATTTAAATCACCCTCATCACTCATTAAAATACCCCTAGCCGTCTGGTTTTGTAGGAACTTAACTCCGCTTTCTGTCGCCTCGTTATTAGTAGTCATCGACCTTAAACCAGCTTTTAGGGGTGATTGGCCATAAAGATGTGAACCGGTACCATCATAATAAGGATTAAAATCTTTTATATGACACATTTGTTCGGCTGGTATGTGATAAGTTCCGTTATATTCAATGGTATATGATTCAACCGGTTTCATGATACCACCTGAGTTGATTTCCATTATCTGAGATGGCATAACGTAAAGCTCAGTATATTTATTGATATTATCACCTGTCTCTGGTCCAATACCATAAATGTATCGGTTCCCTGTTAATTTACCAAAAGCAATAACCTCACTAATCCATGAGGCATAAGATTGCGCTGGATTTGGTCGCTCTAATAATTTATGTAATTCAGTATGCTCAAGCTCAACCAAAGCATGTTTCTTTAACATATTAGCTTTGTACATTACATTGGCATCGCTAAGCCCACTAGATAGCGCCTTATATCGCTTATAGCTATTGTCATTTACTTTTTCATATATGTGAAAAGGAATAGTTGATGCCGCCTTAGTGATGATATTTACAATTGAATAAATCGTTGCATTTTTTCTGTAACCATCATTAATATAAGTTTCATCATTTTCAGTATTCCAAACAATTGTATTGCCTAACCAATTGTAAATTGCTCGGTTATATTGTTCGTTTGTGTTTTGTGATTTAGTGTTTATTATAGATTTAAACCTATCAAAGAATGATGCCATTAATATAAAATTTTATGTAAAAATACAAAATAATTAATTCTTAATTATACAACAAAAAAATCATTGCGATTGCGCCATCTTGAATAAACACAATATCGTATTGAATCCATCAAGTGATCCGCTTGATTTGCTTTTGGTTTATTAATAATCGTGCCATCTTTTAATTCATCAAAAACATACGATTGCTGTTCTTTTAAAATGTTAATTGATTCCTCACTAACATAAATATCAAACTCTTTTAATAAGCTAATACCAGCGTTAATACTACCGGCACCCTTTATGGCTGGTTTTGCCCATATACTCATTTGCTTTAATTCCTCAATACTCTTTGGCTCGGCACTATCACAATAACAAATGAAATCATCTAATTTTTCTTTTTTTAAGAATTGTGCAATATCCCTATTTGTCATTCCCTTTTTATATAATAACTCATGTATGTATAAATTATTATTATGCCTACTAACTTTAACAATTGCCAAACTATCTTGAGAGAATCCAAAATCAATACCAATAACCTCATCATCTAATTCTGGGAAATCTTTATAAGGAATGTAATTCCAATTCTTAAATATTTGCTTTTCACTAAATACCGCTCTTTGGCCCTCTCCATACACCCTCCAATAATCTGGATCTCTTTCCCTTATCCTTTCAATTTCATCAACTAATTCTTTAGGCAAAAACTTATTATCCTTGTATGTTGATATAAATAATGCAGCATCATCCCTCTCGGCTAAATCATAAAGATAATGGACAGGATCTGATGGATTGAAATCAATATAAACCTTTTTTCTGGTTCGCATTACCAATTGTTGGTAATCCTCAAAGAATAATTCATTACCCTCATTAATCCATAATATATCCCTAGCGGATCCCCTTATTTTCTGCGCATCATCAGCACTGAACATTTCTAATGTATGGCCATTAAAATCAAATGTGTTTTCTGACTTATTATGAACGCCATTCCAATAGATACCTAATTGCTTTGATATATGTAAAAAATCTCTTAAAACTGACCTTTTGAGTGCTGGTAGTGTTTTTCTAACTATTGATATTGTTAATGGATTCTTTTCGGTAGTCATTAAGTATAAACAATATTGCATCAATGACCAGGATTTGCCGGATCTTGTACCGCCTTGAAATATATTTAATCTTTTTTCTGAGTTAACCGCCTGGTAAAATTGTTTATTGCAATACTCAGTTACTTTTTGTCTTTGGCTGGTGTCCATTCAATTAGTTTGCTTTCAATAGTGCTATCGTGTTGAATCTCTTGCCTTTCGATATACCCTCTTTTTTTTCCTTTTGTTTTTAATAAAAATATTGTTGCTGTAACATTACCCTCTTGTATTTGTTTATGTAATTGACTTTCAGCAAAATCCAAAGTAATATCCTCAATAGATTTAACCTCAGCCGCATACTTAGGATCATTCTTTAACCAATTATAATGTGTTTGTCTATTGATGCCAACTGTTCTAACAGCTGTTGTAACAACTGATAAACTTTTTTCTAATGCCTGGAGCATTAATCTTTTTTTATGTGTCGATACTTGCCTATTTGCCATTTAACAAAAATACATAAAAAAAAGGGAGTTGTGAAACCCCCTTTAATTACCTAATGCCAATAGCTCCCGCCTGGCTTCTTACGTTAGGTTTTTATATATTCTTTTCCATTTATTTTAATACTTAGTTTGGAATCTAGCTTTAACATTCTATCAATAATTACTTGGCAATACCTAGGGTCAAGTTCCATGCCGTAACATTTCTTTTTAAGTTGATGAGCTGCTACCATACAAACTCCACTTCCTAAAAAATAATCTAATATTAAATTAGCTTCTGAATAGTACTCCTTAATACAATAATTAACTAATTCTATTGGTTTTTGTGTTGCGTGTACTCTTTTTTCTCCTCTTTCAGAATCTTTCAACATTCCTTTCCATAAGTGCCTAAATATTCTTATTGATTTTTTATCTGATTTTATCCAAGCTAATTCACAATCAGAATTATAATCTCTTTGATTCTCTTCAACTCTTTTGTCCCAAACTAACCAATTTGCACTTTGTGGTAATGAATGACAATAATAATTTGCTCCAAACCAAACTTGAATTTTTATATCTTGATTTATAGATTGATTGAAAGCTTCAATAGCATATTGAATTGTATCGTCTTTAAACGATGGTAAATTATTTCCTTTAGCTAGTCCGCCTCTTTTGCTTCTATCTCCTTTTTCATTTATTCCATAAGGAGGGTCAGTCCAAACCATATCAGCTTTCTCTCCATTCATTAGCTTTGCCACTTGGTCTGAATCTGTACTATCTCCACACAGTAAACGATGCTCTCCTATTTCTATTAAATCACCAAGAACAACATCTACCTTTATTTGTTCTGGTTCGGTATAATCATCTTCTTCAGCTTCAAGTTGTATTTCATCAAACTCTGGTAAATTTAAACCCCAGTCATTTAATTCTTTTACATCCCATTCATTTGCCAATATATCCCAATCCCAATCACCAAAGCCAACATTATCTTTAATTATAAACTCTTGTTTTTGTTTTTTGGTCCAACCAATTGCCTTATGAATATAAATCTCAAATAAACCAGCTGATTGACACGCTTTTAATCTCATATTGCCACCTAAAACAATCATTTTTTCATCAACAATAATTGGTCGTTTTTCCAACATTTCTGGAAACTCTTTAATTGATTTAACTAATTTTTTAAATTTAGAATCAACAACATATCGAGGATTATTTTTATTTTCTTTTACAAGTTTTATATTAACTTTTTCAATCATTTTTAGTTTTTTTATTGTACAAATATAAATACAAATCCCATATTTTATCACTTGCATATTTTTGATATGCATAAGTTTTAGGTGATCTAATTAATTGGCCATCATCATTTATTTCAACATAACATTTTTTTTTGCCTTTAATCGGAACTATATAAACTTTTATATTGTTTTCTAAACACCAGGATTGAGCTTTTAAATATTTATTCATTCTGTGCCGGATATTATATCTTTTAAATTAGGATCTAAATCTAACAATAATTTTTTATTATTCTCAACAATCATTGCGAACCCTAAGAATAGGTAATTTAAAGCGTCTGCATAACGACTATCTATTGGCTCGGCTTGATGCATGTTTGGATCACCAGAATGGCTTAAAATGGCTTGTATATGCTTATTAAAGAACACCGCCCAAACCTCCATTGGCTCAATACCTATGACTTTTGCTGTTTGTTTAAAATTATTTAATACATCAATACTTTTGTTTGTATATTCTGGTTGCTTAGCATCCATAATATCTTGAGCTTTGTCTAAGATAAATTTTTTAGTTTGTAAAAATTCTTTTTGATTCATGTTATTTTTATGTTATTTATATGTTAAAATGGCACATTATCTTTTATTACTTGTATTTTCTTTTCGCCTTGATATATCTCTTTATAAATTCCCCCATTATCAAAATCTGGTGCAATTTCAAAATCACCTAGCTGCCCATTCTCTTTCCTTTTAACCTTTTCCACATGAACCCTTACCACATCACTTTTGTATTTAGTTTTTTGTCCTATGCATCTATATGCAATCAAACCATTATATGCCTTATTAAAAAAATCAGCACTACCAGAAATATCATATAATGTTGGTTTTTTATAAACACCACCCTCACTTTCTATTTTCCTAGGGTGTGCCACTAAGAATAAATGAGTATTTGTTTGCTGACAAAACTGAGTTATCTGGCTAAGTATTTTACCTATATAACTATGATCTCTTTGGGCTGAATGATCAAGCATATTCCATGGATCTATCACACAAACATTGATACCCTTTTGAAATACAAGCTCTTTAAATGCATTTAAAATTCCTTTTAGAGTTAAGTTTTCTAAATCAATTTTAATCCAAAAAAAATGATCCTCAATAAAATCTTTAGTATTGTTTAAATCATCACTATTACAATTCTTTTCATTTAATTTATTTGCTATTCTTTTAATATGGCCCTCGTAAGGGAATGATTCTGGTGAAAACATAGCACATCTAAAGTCATGTTTAGTGGCTAAGTTGCATAAAATTTGATCCAATATATCTGATTTACCACTATTTGGAATACCACTTACAACTGTCCATTCACCAAATGCCATTTTAAAAAAATCATCAGATCCTGGCAATCCAATAGAATAATTAGTTATGCCATTTTCATTAAAATTCAATACATCTTGCCAAATATTATCTAAGTTTAAAACACCCTCTAAAGGAAAGTTCTTAGCTTCTTTAATAATATTTCTAAGCGTTTCGCCACCCTTACTAATTAAGACCTCATTAGCATCCTTATAATCGCCAAATTCAACATATTTGCATTTATATTTTCCAAACCGCCTAGCCAGTTCATTTCTTAACTGTAATCCAGCATCATCATTATCAGTACATAAAATAATTTCTTTTTTATCTTTAAAAAATTCCCAGCAATTATCCAAATACTCTAATTTTTGTGAACCTTTACTGGCTCCATTTGGAACCGAACAAACACTATACAAACCAGATTCATGCAAACTAAGCGCATCCATTTCGCCCTCAACGATATAACATTTATCAGAATCTTTTACATTATCAATGCCATAAAATATTAATTCAGCTCCAGAAACTAATTTAAAATTCTTTTGGCCATCTCGATATTTAACATTGATAACCTCACTAGATCTGTAATAATTAAAATTTATACAACGCCTTTTGGCTTGAACTTGCGGCATGTATTCAAGTGATTCACCAATTTTCCAATGAACTAAAGTTGGCTCAGTTATGCCTCTAGTGAGAAACCATTTAATTACTTTGTCATTTAAATTACAGTTAACTTTTGGTGGTAAAACATAATCGATTTTTTGTTTAAATTTAACATTGCCACCCCACCCACAATTATGACAATTATATAAACCCTCATCTATATTCACCGATAAACAATCATCTCTTTTATTTTTTCTAGTGTGGGAACACTTAGGGCATTTAGTTTTAACCGATCCATTGGAACGCTTTAAGATAATGCCAAGAGCCAACAAGTCATGATAGTGATTCATAAATAATAAATTTCTTTAAATATAAAAAAATTCTTTTAAAAATTAAGTAAAAAATTTAATTCTTTGTAACTTAATAAGTTTTCTTTTTCAATAACATAGGCCTCAACTCTAGTCATTCTTAGATTTTTGTCTTGAAAAATTATATTGTTTAAAGTAAATCCCTCAAAAATATATTTTGGATAATTACTAGTAAATAAGGCAAATATTTTGCAATCACTTTTAGCATATTTAGGAATCATTAGGGGATGATTTTTTTTTCTATTTACTTTTATATCAACGCTTAATCCATTCCAATTGGCATCATAATCATCGGTCTTTAATTCTTTTGATGTGTTATGGATTTTAAAATCTGGATATAAATTAAATTCCCTACAAAATATAAACTCGCCACCAAATCCAGCAATATTTAAATCTAAACTAGATTTTTTATTAACTGTTTTGTGGCCATCCCAACCGGTTTTAATTTTATTATATTGCCTTTGCATGGCGCATAATTCAACAATCTTTTGTTCACTTTCATCCAAAGTATATATTTTATTAATTTCCATTGCCAATAAAATCTTTTAATACTTGAATTTCAACATTGTTCAATATTTGACTTATATTAAATTCATTAAGTTTGTTAGTTTTGGTTATTGCACCCAATCTTTTTTTGCCATCCGGATCTAAATAAATAACATATTTTTTTATGCCTTTAATTTTATAAAAGCATTTTGGTTTATTTTGCTTTTTATAATTTTCCATAAATCGATGAATAAACATAATGCCATTTTTATCATGATTTCTTAATTTTAAAAGCGTTAAAAAATTATCTTTCCAAAACTCATCATTTCTTATATGCTTAACCGATAGGTAAATATCATTCAAATCGTATTTATCAATCCTAACACATCGTTCAATACATTCAAACCATCTTTGTTTTTGAATATCAGTTTTTGGGCGATACCTTAAATCAAATAAATCAACAAAGTGAGGAAATGCTTTTTGTATTTTCTCACTTTGGGTAATATTACTTTTATTGTTATTATTATATATATTAATATTACTTTGTGGCGGATTTTCCGACATCGGTTTTTTCCGACATCGGTTTTTCCGCTTTCGGTTAGCTTTTAAAATATAGTTGTAACCTTTAAATTTTCCTTTGTCAGTAACCTTTTGCCTTTCTAAATAACCCAAATCAATCAATTCTTTTATCTTAGCTCTAATGGCATCTTTGCCCTCTTTAAAATGACCACATATAAATTCAATTGTAATATCTTGGTCGGCTGTATGTGAAAATAAATAAGAATAAAGACCAGTGGCACCAATAGAAATGCCTTTATCCCTAAAAATATAGCTAGGAACTATATTAAAATTATCAAATTTTTTAGGTTTTAGAATCTTATTGTATTTCATAAATAAGCCGCTAAGTAATAAATTTATTCTTTGTCAACCAAACCTTTGACTTGATCACAAAAATCCCTAAGTTCTCGAAAAGTATCAAAAAATTGATTATATGTTATTTCCTCATCTTCGTATAAGTACCATAAAAAATCCATTAACAAATCAAATTCCGGTTCATTTGCCTCACCAATGTATTTATAAGCATATTTAAAATCATCAGAGCTTGTTTGTGTCCATCTTACCCTTTGAGAATCTGGCTCAAAGTAAATTTTTTTAGTGCGATTAATTCCCATTATTAAAATATTTATCTATTGTGTTGATACATTCATCCAAATTATTATGCCAAACAGCCACCCAATTAGCGTTTTCAAGCCATTTAAGCCACTTTTTTTGATTCTCTGTGGGTTTGTTATACCCAGCTTTTAATTCAATCGCTAAACCGCTTTTATTTAAGTTTGGTGTAAATATCATTAAATCCGGTATGCCTGGCTTAGTGCCTAAATATTTCATTTTATATTGTTCAAATGGCGTTCTTTTACCCTCATTGGCTACATGAGTAAATAATGCTTTTGGATATTTTAAACTCAAATATTTCATTACTTGATTTTGCAACACATCCTCTTTTCCTAAATATTTAGCATAAGGGTTTCTTTTCATAAAATTTTTTTACAAAATTAAAAAATATTTAATCTGTATCGGCCATAATATAAATAATTCTTTTCATTTCTTTGCAATCCGTTAATAAATTTCTATTTTTTTTAACCAAATCATCTAAGTTTTTTTTTAAAGAATCATTTTCAAATAATAAAATATTATAATTATTTACAAGTGTGTTAAGATCCATTTGTTCTTTATTGATTCCAAGTAACTTATCTTTTTTAATTTGTAATTCATTATATTTTCTAGCAAAATAATGATTGCTTTTTAACATATATGGCAATCCTTTAATTGCATTAATAACTGTTGCATGAGTTCTGTCAACAGATTGTGATATATTAGCCAGTGAATTATCAGTGTGCCTTTGGCATAACTCATAATAACACGCTCTAGCAAAAACATATTTAAACAATCTTGATCGTTTATTTATATTTAAATCAAAATGTTGCTCAACTAATTTTTTAAATTTTTCCATAATTATATTAAATAAGAACCATCATCAGCAAATTGATACCAATGATAACTGGTTGGTTGATTTGTTAAAAGATATTTTTTCCATTGATCTAAGGCGCTTTTATATGCCATTCGACCAAATTCAATGTGCTTTTCATCTAGTGTGTGGACCTCAACAGTAAATGGGAAAGAGGTTGTAACGGCTATAAATTTAAAATTTTCAATGCCGCAAACATCCATATAAAAAGCCGCTTGTAAATGATAACCCCATTTGTAAATGTCTTTTTTAAATCCCTCTGGTGAATTATCCTGGCAAGTTTTTACATCACTTATAAAGTTTGACATTCTATTTATGCAATCTGGCCGAACCCTCACATCAATACCATCCATCTTACTATAATGAGACAATTCCTTTTCGCCAATACAATATTTTTGAGCTAATCGATTCTTTTTAAATGATTTTTTTATTTCATCAATTATATAATAAATATCAGATTCTAAAACTATTTTATTTTGTGCCAACTCTATTTGTTTATTATATTCCTCTTTTCCGGCTTTTGTTCTTTTATCTATTTTATCGATTATGTGATAAATGTCATCAAAATCCTCTGGTTCCAAAAGTGCTTGATGAACAGCGGTTCCAAGTTTCATGGCTGATGATTCTCTAAATTTTCTATTTATAAAATGATAAATAGATTTTTTCCAAATTTCCTTTAACCCACTAGCACTAATACTATTGTGAGAATGATATTGATCATTACTATCTTTAATTATTTTCATTGCTTATAAATTGTTGATTTTTAATTGTTTCAAGTACAATATTATTATACTTTTTTTGTTCCTCATTGCTTTTAAAATAAATTTTATATCGACACCATTTATATGTTGATTCTTTTTTATTTTCAAAAAACAAATCTTTTATTAATTCACCCCATAATCTTAATGGTCGATAAATTTTAGTTGCTTTAGTTACTTTCATTTTTTATTAATATTTATTAATCGGTTTTTTACTCTTTTTAATATTTCATCGCCATTGTAATAATCTTTTTGATTGTTTAAATTAAAAGATATTCTATAATGCATTTTGTTCTTAATTCGGCTTAAATTAATTACATTAATATCGTATTTAGATTTATTTAAATTTCCATTATTACCACTAAAAGAAATTATATCCTCATCGATTAAATGATTCAATAAAAAATAAACATCATCATTAGTTAAATTTTTTCTTTTTTCATTAAAAGATTTGTAAGTTTTTTCAAACTCTTTTTTTACTTGTTTAATTGATTTCATATATAAATTTTAAAGTTGATTTTAAATTTAAAAAAATATTTTAAATAAATCAAATTAATTATAAAAAAAAAGGCATGAAATAAATCATGCCCTTTAATTTCCCTTAGTTTGCTTTAATTATGTTACAGGGATTTTTAATCGATAATACGATCTTTTTTAATCCATTTACCCTCATGATCAATAATAGTGTAATTATACTCTCTTAACAGTTCAATTGCATTATTAATCGCTTTGGCTCTTTTTCTAAAATGGTCAAATGTTTCGTTTTCAATTACTTTTATTTCGTTATCTTTTGCCATAATTAAAAAATTTAAAATGGCAAATCATTACCATTGCCAGATGGTATTGGATTAACATTTGAAACCACATCATTACTTTTAGGTTCCCAACTATTTATTTCGCCATAGTATTTACCACCTTGTGATTTTTTAAGGTCAATATTAACCCATCCATTTTTTGCGTGTTTATCTAAAAACTTTTTAAAGTCATCAACTTTAACGCTTAGATTTCCAATTACGAAATCTGGTGCATTGTCATTTCTTTTGACAATCATTCCCTCTGTAAAAATTTTCTCTTTTTGATTCATATCTATTATTTTAAATTAAATTGTTTATTGATTTTTTCTCTGTATTCTTTATTTATCTTAAAATTTTCAATTACTTTTTTGGCTTGTTCTTTAGTGCCTTTTAGTGTTGCAATTAATTCGTTTTCTTTTAACCATGGTCGGTTATCCTCTTTTTTAACTTCAACCTTTTTATTACTAGCTAAATTACCATCATCATCATCGGCTTGTAAACCTAACAAAGAAACTAATGTATATCGCCTAAAATAAGTTATACAGCTTCCTAATTTTTGTGGATCACTAATGTCTGGCAATTCTAAACTTGATGGTTTTGTAATTTCATTTGTGTCAACACATTCGATAATACTATGCACTTCACCTTTTATTATAGGTTGATATAATACTAATTTATACTTCCCTAAAAGTGGTCTTAAATTTTTAAGTAGTGAATTAATGTCGAAATAACTACTTTTAAAAAAAGGATTTTTAGCATCTTTTGAGATTGCTCCAATCTCTTGCTGTAATGCAAACAGCTTTTGATTTATTGATTTCATAAATAATTAATTTTAAATTAAACGTTTTACATCGAATCCAGAATTTTCTAATTTTTTTACCTCATCAACTGTAAAACTTCCTGGATTCTCAATTCTAGTTTTTAAAGTTGGCATAGTACATCCCAAAATGGTACATACATGGTAACGCTTAAAATTTAACCTTTTAAGCTCATTTCTAAAATGCAATTCAAATATCATATTATATATATTTAGCTTACAAAAATAAAAAAATATTTTTAAAAAAAAGAATTATTTTAATTTAATTTCAAAAAGAAAACCCCCTAACTATAAAAAATTAGAGGGTTTCCCAAGCAAACAAGGAAAAGAAAAAAGTTAAAAAGTTATTTTAAATGTGCTAGTTTGGTCATCATCTTGATTTGGTATATGCATTATAACATCAAAAGAGTTTTTTATTACATTGTAAGTCATGCCATCGATATAACAACTAACCGGTTCCCTTAAAATACTAGAACCAAAATTAATCCAAACTTTGTTATTTAAACCAATAGGATCATTTAATAAATTATATAATTTACCCTCATATCTAACAAGATTGGTTCTATAATCGTTAATTACTTGTTGAGTAACAATTTGCTCAACTGACTTGATAAAACTAGCGTTGTCGTCTCTAGGGCGTATAAAATCGGTTGTAATAATATTATTATAATTATTATTTGATAATTGTAAATCGCTAAATTCTAAAACACCAGTTAAATTGCTGCCTGTTGTTCTAATTCTTTGATAAGCAAAACCATCAATACTTGAGAAAAAATTTGTTTCTCTGTCGTTTTCTAATCTTTTAAATTCAAGAGTAATGTTATCGTAATAAATAGCGTTTAAACCTGTTGCACTTTGCACATAGGGTTCAAACAAATCAATTGTTAATAATCCAGATATTGGATAAGTTCCTAAATTATATGAAAACTCTTTCCAAACATCCCCTGTTTTTACAGATTGAATGTTTATGTGGTCACTACCTCCCCAACCACTACCGGTTGAACTGTTCCAATATCTAACTTGACCACTTGAGGTGTCCTCAATTTTTACTCTAAATCTAAAAGAAATTGCATTAAAACCAGCGTTTGTGTCAAAATAAGTGTTAATTTTTAATGTATTAGATAAAAAAGATTGACTTAAAACATCGACTGATGTGCTTAATGTTTTTCTGGTTCCTGTTTCATTGGTTTGCGCTTGACTATTTTTAAAGCTATTATTGCCCTGTTTTGTAAAATCTGTTGATAATTCGCCAGGTGATGTTGTTCCACTTGATGAATACGTTGTCCACTCAGTTAACCCATTTTCAAAACCACTGTTTTTTATTGTATTGACATCTAAAAATTGTGATGTTTCATGAGTTATATTAAACTCATTTAATGGCCTTAAATATTCTTTTGTTAAGCTGTTATCAAGTGGTAATAATTGGCTCGGTACTTGTTTTAAAGCGTCAATTGTTGTGGTTGATTGATGACTACCAAAATAATTATAAATAACATATTGGATTGATTCGGTATTGTTGGCAACTAATGAAGCCGCCTCCGCCGCTCTAATTCCTGTTGGTATTGTACCACCTTGAGCGGTTGTTGCACTAGCATCCTTTATACTTTGTGCCGAATAACTTGAGTTATTAATTATATACCACCGGCCAAAACTTTGAAAAATCCTTGCATTAGTAAATTTTAATATTTGTTCTAAAATTTTCTTTGCATTATTAAGAGCAAATTTATCTTTTTGTAATGTATAGGGTTTTATATTGATTACATCATAAATTGAATCTACTGTTGCTCCTGGATTTAAAATAAATATATCCTGGCTTACATAAATATCAAGCTGTAAATCTAAATTATTTAAAGATTTATATATATATTGTTTTGCATTAACTAATCCAACGCTTGTATCATCTACAAACATTGAATAAGAATCTAAAGTCCCCAAACCATCTATTGCTGTTAAAGAAATTTGAAATGGCTTTGATGTTATTGCCTCACTAAATGAATCAACAACAAGCCATCCAATCCAATATGTTTGATAATTATTTGATGAATCTTTATAAGATATTTTTACTTGATATTCCCTTTCATCATATTCATAAAAATTGTCATATGAAACAGTGTTAGTGACAAATAAATTTAATCTACATTTAGAACCTTTGATGGGTGAATAAAAATCATCATCACCCTCCCAAGTAATTTCACAAGGATTATTTGTGCCAATCATTGGCAATACAGAGCCAACATAATTATTTTTTAGAATCTCAATTTTTTTGTCTTTTTCATTATGATCTGAAAATTCCAATCTATATTTTACCCCGTAAGCCATTATATAATTCTGTTTCTGTTTGTGTTTGCTCTTTGTAATGCAACAACTAAATCCTGACCTTTTAATGTAAATGAACCACCCACATCGACTTTCTGTGAACCTCTATCACCAATCATTCCTTTCAGTTTATCTAGTGGCGCAATAACCTCAGGGTTAGATTTAGCTCCTGTATATTCTCCGACAAGTCCAAGAGTTGGAGCTGATACAATTCCACCATTAGCAAATTTAGCTGGACCGGCTGAACCACCGCCACCGCCTTTATCCATACTTTGACCAATATCAGCTGACTTAGCTTTAAAAAATGCACCTAAAGCAACTAAAGCAACACCAGCGGCAATTGCTACAACTGGATTTAAACTTTTTAATGCTGTTTTAATACTCTCTAATCCTATCCCAATTCCTATTGCCATTTTTCCGACTTGTGATACAATTGCTCCTAAACTTCCCAACAAAACAGCTGCTAATTGATTACCCATGTTACCGGCTCCAGCAATTGCACTTCCCATTGCTTCACCAATTCCAACAGCTAAATTATTTAATCCATCAGTCATTATTGGTGCTAATTTTTGATTAAATTCATTTGCATTACCTAAAAATTCTGTTTGTTTAGATGTCAATAATTCATTTGTTTGATTTAATTGGTCATTTAATTTTGGAATACCAACATTTTGAATACTATCTGCCAGTAAAGATGCTGGATCTTTACCAACACTAGATATACCAATTATTGGTTGAGCTGTTATTTCTGGTTGTTTTAGAGAATCAGTCCCAATTCCACTGACTTTACTTCTTTGAGATTCGGTATTTAAATCTTTTAAAGAACCTGTTAATCCATCAATCTCATTTTTTAATTTAGATGTTGCTGTTTTATCTTTTTCCGCTTGTTTAGCCGCCTCTTTTAGATTCTCTGCTTTTGTTTTTAATTGTAAAGCCGCAAATTTTGCAGGACTGCCAAACGACTTAACCATATTAAGAAAGGTTTGCCATTTACTAATTGCTGGTTCTAATTTTTGTACAAAAGAAACAAATATAGCCACAAGCCCAACGATAGCAGTTCCAACTAAGACAAAAGGATTAGCCATCATTGCGGTTGTTAATACTGTAAAACCAGTAGCAACAACCCCTAAAATGCTTGATAAAGATCCTAGTATAAAAAGAAAAGGACCAATTGCTGAAACAACTAAACCAACAACAACAATTATTTTTTTTGTCTTATCATCTAATCCAATAAATTTTTCTATAATTTTATTAGCAAATGATACAATTTTAGTAAATGCGGGTAACATAATAGATCCAATTGATTGACCTAATTGTTTTAAACCCTCACTAAATATTCTCATTTGATTTGCCGCACCCTCTTGAGTTCTAGCAAAATCGCCTTGAGCGTTTCCAGTTTTAGATAAAATAAATTCATATCTTAAATTAACTTTTTCCGCTTGTGTCATGTCTTTAATATTCTTTTGAATACCCTCGGACATTGCAAATTGCTTTAAGTTTACCTCAGTCATTACAATACCCAATCTTTTAAGTGATTCGGTTTCACCTGTAAAAACACCAGCTAATGCGGTGGTTGCTTGATCAATACCAATATTTTTAAATGATGCTAAATCACCAGCTAAACCAACCATTGATGTACTCATTAAAGATGCCTCGTTCCGAGTTATACCCATTGAGGTGGCCATGTCACCAAAAAGTGCGGCCATATCTAGTGCTGATCCCTCAGCAATACCAAATTGTGTTAATGTAGTTTTAGCAAAATTTTTGACCTCAGCCGATGATTTACCAAAAGCAACATCAACTTTATTTAAACTTTCCTCAAAATCACTAGCTAATTTAATTGCAGCACCACCAGCCAAAGCAATTGGTAATGTTAATTTTAATGATAAATCTTTTCCAACTTTCCTTGCCGATTTACCAAATGCTGATAATTTAGAACTTGCCTTGTTTAATGATGATGTTAGTTTAGTAGCATCACCAACTAAAAACACTTTTAATTCATTTGACATAATGTAATTTTATTCAAAAATACGAAAAAAAAAAGCCATCATTTTGATGACTTCATACTATTAACTTTTTTCAAAAATGATTCATATTGTTTCCTAGTTGATTTAGGTTTGCCACGCTCCAAATATACATCTTGTGGTAATGGAAATAATTTATCCGGTGTAATCATTTGCGCTCTCTTTTCACAATTAACATTAAAAAGCATTGATGCCAAATATCTAGTTCGTTCCCAATCTAAATTCAATTTTATATTGTGTGATTCACCTAATAATTGATTCTCGGTCCAAGTATTTGACCAGAAATCATTAGGATTTATGCCAACCTGACCAATGTAATAATCAAGTATATTATCCCAAGTTAGTTGGCTGGGCGCTTTCCCACCTTAGTGGTTTTTTTTACATTTCTATTAATACCCATGTTAAGGTCATTTCCAAGTATTCTGGATTCCATCATGGATTCAATTATTTTAGTAAGCTCATCAGATGTTAAATCCTCAAGCCACATTCCAACTTTAAATTCATTATAATCAATTTCATTGCCTTGCTCTTGATCATTAGCTAATAAACCAGAATAAACCAAAGCTCTAATACCGGATAGTGAAATTCCATCTTGAAAAACATTACCAATTTTTTCTATTGATACACCTAAGTTATCAGTAAAGTTTGCCCAGAAATTCATTGAAAAATGCATAGTGCGGTTTTTACCACCTATACTAAGAGAATAATACCCTCGTTTCTTGTTTGCCATATATGTAGATTTAAGACACCTAGTTCCTTATTCTAGGTGTCTATTATTAAAAGATTAAATCTTAATTTGTAGATTTAGTGATTGCGCCTGTAACTGTAATTGAACCTGAGAAAGTAACTGGTGATTCCATTTCCGCACTCATTTCAACACTAGAAAAGAATCCCTCACCACTATAAACCGAATCCCCTGTTTCAGCTGTTCCAAAACTAAAATCAACTTTTTGTCTAGCCAAAAGATAATCAGCCATTTCAATAGCATTTGCCGCATCATCGTAAGCGACTAAACCATCAAAACTAATCTCTCCAGATCTAACCCCAGCGATAACCTCTTGAAAACCACCACTCGATTTAGTTGTTGCCTCTGGTAAATCATTAGACAAAGATAATGAACACGATGTTGTGTGACCAATTGTTGCTAATGTTCCACCATCACTGATGACTTTTAATAATAAATTTGTTCCATTGAACACTCCGACTGTTGCCATTTATTTAATTTTTATTAGTTAATAATTTTATTCAAATATACAAAATTATATTTTTATGCCGCTTCCCAATTATAGTTAGAATTTTCCCACTCATCAAAGTTAGTATTCCAAACCTCACCGGTCCTTTCATCGACTAATATAATGCTGGTTAAAGTAATCGAAAGGTTGTAACTTGTTGGTGCTTCATGGCTCCCCTCCTCATCAACATTAGAAATATATCCATTTCCTAATAATACCAAACCATCACCATATCCCTCAATGTCCTGACTAAAATAAAACTTTGTTGTGGTCCTAAGTAAAACCATTTCGGCAAGTTGCTCAAAGTTTACGGAATCACTATAATCAATTAATCCATCAACCTCAACCGAACCACTACGAACCCCAGCTAAAACCTCTTTCCATCCGCCAGAATCCTTTGTTGTGCTTTCTGGTAAATCACAATCTAAATTAATTGTGGCATTGTTACTATGGCCAATAGGATCATCGCCTTTATATATCAAAAAACTGGATCCATTTATTAAAGCCATTATTTATCCTTTTATTTTCTCCTCTTCAATAATTTCAGAATACTTGCCAGATTCTAAGTCAACAGATATTTTACCGTATTTTTCCTCCAATGACTTTTTCAATTCACCTTGTTTGTTTATCTCATCAATTTGCATGTGATTTAATGAATGTATTTGGCCCATTAAAGTTCCAATATCCATTTTGATAGCATTGATTTTTCCTTGAGATTCTCTTAATTCTTTTAATTCTTTTTCCTCTAATTTGCTCATTTTATTTAATTTATAGTTATATACAAATATAATTATTTACAATTACATTTGTTTTTTAAATCATCTATTTCTGCTTTTAGTTCTTGTATTGACTTAATTAAGAAAGGAATTAAATCTGTATAGTTTAAACCTTCGATTTGAGGTTCGTCAAATCCTTCA